CCTCTTTAAAAATCTCCCAAAAAATCAAAAAGAAAAGTTTTAGCTGATTTAATCTAAATTAATCTATTTTAATCTAGTAAAATCTTGCTAAATCTTAATAATCTCAAATCAAAAGGAAATTATATGGCTATATGCTCATATTTTGGCTCGTATGATCGTGTTTATATCATTACGATATAATTCAAGTCTAATTAACTTAACGCTCACAGGAACGAAAATATAGGGTTTAAACGATATAACCACATTTAAAAGAAAGGATAATATGCAAACACAAAAAGGTGGCAGACCCACAATTTTACCTAAGATGTATGAAGAACCGCTTTTTAGCCAAATCATTGATAAAATTGAATCAGGCTGTAATGACAAAGAAATCTACACCAGTTTGCATTGTTCGGCTAAAACTTTTAGAAAGTGGCGAGATGACAATATAAAGGCGTATGACGAAGCTAAAAGCATTGCTAGGGGAAATCTATTAGAACTAGCTGAAAGTGCCTTAGCTAGCAAACTGACAGTCAGAACGCTAAAAGAAACAGAAACAATATATGACGCTGACGGAAACGTTGAAAAAGTAAAGGTTAAAGAGAAAGAACTTGATAAAGATAGCTTGGTAGCAATGATGGTTGCTAAGGCTGGAAACCCTGAACTTTATAACCCTACTGAATGGCGGAGATTACAACAAGAAGAATCAAGCGCTCATGACCTTAAAGCTAAAATTGAAGAACTTGACGACTATAAGCTAAGTAAGTATAAAACGCCAGAAATTAAAGTACCAGAGGGATTTGAATAAATGTATTATTTAAATAAAATGTTGGAATACAACAAAGAAAACGGCATTATTATTAATAAATACATTCGTAAGACTATTCAGAAGCAAATTCGCATTCATAACAAGTATATTTATCGTTATGATAGAGTTACTCAAGCTATCGAGTGGATAGAAGACAATTTCTATTTAACTACTGGTAACCTTATGAAAATCAAGCTACTGCCTACACAAAAATGGTGGTACGAGTTAATGCTTGGTTATGATATGATTGACGAAAAAGGTGTACAAGTCAATTTAATCAATGAAATTTTCCTTAATCTAGGACGTGGTTCTGGTAAGTCAAGTTTAATGGCTACGCGCGTGCTTAACTGGATGATTTTAGGCGGACAATATGGCGGTGAGAGTTTAGTTATTGCATACGATAACACACAGGCTAGACACGTGTTTGACCAAGTTCGGAATCAAACAGAAGCAAGCGATACATTAAGAGTGTACAATGAAAACAAGATTTTCAAGAGTACAAAACAAGGGCTAGAATTTACTTCTTTTAAAACCACTTTCAAAAAGCAAACAAATGATACTTTGAGGGCGCAAGGTGGTAACAGTTTTAAGAGTGTACAATGAAAACAAGATTTTCAAGAGTACAAAACAAGGGCTAGAATTTACTTCTTTTAAAACCACTTTCAAAAAGCAAACAAATGATACTTTGAGGGCGCAAGGTGGTAACAGTTCACTTAACATCTTTGATGAAGTTCATACTTATGGCGAAGATATAACAGAATCAGTCAATAAAGGGTCACGTCAAAAACAAGATAACTGGCAAAGTATTTACATCACTTCTGGCGGACTTAAACGAGATGGACTATATGATAAACTTGTTGAACGCTTCAAATCAGAAGAAGAATTTTACAATGATAGGTCGTTCGGTTTACTTTATATGCTAGAAAATCATGAGCAGGTCAAAGATAAGAAGAATTGGACTATGGCTTTACCTCTTATTGGCAGTGTACCTAAGTGGTCAGGAGTTATTGAAGAGTACGAGCTTGCGCAAGGAGACCCAGCGTTACAGAATAAGTTCTTAGCGTTTAATATGGGCTTACCTATGCAGGATACAGCTTACTACTTCACTCCGCAAGACACTAAACTAACAGACTTTAATTTATCTGTATTTAATAAAAATAGAACTTATGTCGGAATTGACCTATCCTTAATTGGCGATTTAACCGCTGTATCGTTCGTTTGTGAGTTAGAGGGTAAAACTTACAGCCATACGCTAACTTTCTCTGTACGGTCTCAATATGAGCAACTGGACACAGAACAACAAGAGTTATGGACTGAATTCATTGACAGAGGCGAACTAATCTTACTTGATACGGAATACATCAATGTAAACGACTTAATACCGCATATTAATGACTTTAGAACCAAAACAGGGTGCAGACTTAGAAAAATCGGATACGACCCAGCTCGCTATGAAATTTTAAAAGGGCTGATTGAGCGTTATTTCTTTGACAAAGACGGAGACAACCAAAGAGCAATTCGACAAGGTTTCTCAATGAATGACTATATCAAGCTATTAAAATCTAAGTTAGTGGAAAATAAACTTATCCATAACCAAAAAGTCATGCAGTGGGCTTTAAATAATACTGCTGTTAAAATCGGACAAAGTGGGGACTATATGTATACTAAAAAACTTGAAAAAGATAAAATTGACCCTACTGTTGCTTTGACAATGGCTTTAGAAATGGCGGTGTCAGATGAAGTATAACGTTGACACAGTTCGAGAAAGTGGCTGGTACAATAAAAAAGAATGGTTGGCAGTCCGTGATTATGTTAGACAACGTGACAAAATGACTTGCGTAAGATGTGGTGCATTCGGTGCTAAAAAATACGAAGTAGACCATATTGTAGAACTAACGTGGGAAAACCTTGATGATTGGAATATAGCACTAAACCCTGATAACCTACAACTCCTTTGTAAGTCTTGCCATAACAAGAAAACAGGCGAGTATAAACGAGGGAAAGGCGTTAGTTTATGGTAGAAAGGGGAAAAATTGAACTTATTCGGAAAAGTGGTATCATTTTCACGTGGAAAGCTAAACAATGATACTCAAAGAGTTACAGCATGGCAAAATGAAGCAGTAGAATATACAAGTGCTTTTGTAACTAATATTCATAATAAAATTGCTAATGAAATAACAAAAGTAGAATTTAATCATGTTAAATATAAAAAATCTGATGTTGGTTCTGATACTTTGATTAGTATGGCAGGATCTGACTTAGATGAAGTCCTCAATTGGAGTCCTAAGGGCGAACGCAATAGCATGGACTTTTGGCGAAAGGTAATTAAAAAGTTGCTAAGTGCTCCCTATGTTGACCTGTACGCTGTATTTGATGATAACACAGGCGAGCTATTAGACTTACTATTTGCTGACGATAAAAAAGAATATAAACCTGAAGAATTAGTAAGGCTTACCAGTCCTTTTTATATCAATGAGGACACAAGTATTTTAGATAATGCTCTAGCTAGTATTCAAACTAAGCTGGAACAAGGTAAATTGCGTGGCTTATTGAAGATTAATGCTTTCCTTGATATTGATAATACACAAGAGTATCGAGAAAAAGCCTTAACAACAATAAAGAACATGCAAGAGGGTTCGAGTTACAATGGTTTGACACCAGTTGATAACAAGACGGAAATTGTAGAACTTAAAAAAGATTATTCCGTTTTAAACAAAGATGAAATTGACCTTATTAAATCGGAACTTTTGACAGGTTACTTTATGAATGAAAATATTTTGCTTGGTACAGCTTCACAAGAACAGCAAATTTATTTTTATAATTCTACTATCATTCCTTTATTGATCCAACTTGAAAAGGAACTGACTTATAAACTGATTTCAACTAACCGCAGACGAGTAGTTAAAGGCAATTTATATTATGAACGTATAATCGTAGATAACCAGCTATTCAAGTTTGCAACTTTGAAAGAATTAATTGACTTGTACCATGAAAATATTAATGGTCCTATTTTTACACAGAATCAACTTCTTGTTAAAATGGGCGAGCAACCAATTGAGGGTGGAGATGTTTACATAGCTAACCTTAATGCAGTTGCCGTTAAAAACCTAAGTGACTTACAAGGCAGTAGAAAGGACGTAACAAGCACAGATGAAACTAATAACCAATAGTGCTGAAATTAAAGTAACTGAAAACGAGGACGGTTCTAAGTCGTTCCAAGGCATTGGTTCAGAAGTTGGCGTAGAGAACCTTAACGGTATTATCTTGACACCTAACTGCATTGAGTTTGCTAGAGAACGATATCCATTGCTATATGAACATGGTGCTGGATCTAGTGAAGTAATTGGGGACGCAAAAGTCTATTATGATTTAGCTTCTAATAAATACCTGACTGACTTTACGCTTTACGACAATGCACCAAACATTAACAAAGCTGTGGAAAATGGAGCGTTTGATTCACTATCAATTGCCTATTACATTACAGATTATGAGTTTAATGAAAATGATGCTCTAGTTGTAAATAAAGCACAGTTTAAAGAGATTTCTCTTGTTTCAGTACCAGCTGACCCTAACGCAAAGTTTATTCAAAATGCATTGGGCGAAGAACTCACAAAAGAACGTAACAAAATTATTGAAAGCCGTAACGCTTTGAAAGAAATTGAGGATATCAAAAAGAAATATGAATAAACCTGATTTAATCGAAAAACAGAACCGCTTGGCAGAACTTAAAGAAAATAACGTATCTTTAAAATCTCAAATTAGTGGCTTTGAAGTAAAAAATGCAATTGAAGACTTGCCAAAAGTACAAGAATTGGAAAAAACACTTTCAGAAAATTCAATTGAAATTATCAAAATTGAGAATGAACTTAACGCACAGGAAGAAAAACCAAAAGGAAAAGATAAAATGACAAACTTTATTGAATCACAAAACGCTGTAACAGAATTTTTTGATGTATTAAAAAAGAACTCTGGAAAATCAGAAATTAAAAACGCTTGGAGCGCAAAACTTGCTGAAAATGGTGTAACTATCACAGACACAACTTTCCAACTTCCACGTAAATTGGTTGAGTCAATCAACACAGCTTTGTTAAATACTAACCCAGTATTCAAAGTTTTCCACGTTACAAATGTTGGTGCTTTGCTCGTATCACGCTCTTTTGATTCATCAAATGAAGCACAAGTCCACAAAGACGGACAAACAAAAACAGAGCAAGCAGCCACACTCACTATTGATACTCTTGAACCTGTAATGGTTTATAAATTGCAATCACTTGCTGAACGTGTTAAACGACTTCAAATGTCATATTCTGAACTTTACAACTTGATTGTAGCAGAACTTACACAAGCTATTGTAAACAAAATTGTTGACCTTGCTCTTGTTGAGGGAGACGGAACAAACGGCTTTAAATCAATTGACAAAGAAGCAGATGTCAAAAAAATCAAAAAAATTACTACAAAAGCCAAATCAGCTGGCAAAACTCCATTTGCTGACGCTATTGAAGAAGCGGTTGACTTTGTTCGCCCTACTGCTGGACGTCGTTATTTGATTGTTAAAACAGAAGACCGTAAAGCCTTGTTAGATGAGTTACGTCAAGCAACTGCAAATGCTAACGTTCGCATTAAAAATGATGATACTGAAATTGCTTCTGAAGTTGGAGTAGATGAAATTATTGTCTATACAGGTTCAAAAGCACTCAAACCTACTGTATTGGTAGACCAAAAATATCACATTGACATGCAAGACCTTACAAAAGTTGATGCCTTTGAATGGAAAACTAACAGCAACATGATTTTGGTAGAAACACTAACAAGCGGTCATGTTGAAACTTATAACGCTGGTGCAGTAATTACAGTTTCATAAGAATAAAATGGAGGAAGTAAATGATAGATTATATTAAGGTCTATTGTGGTATTCCGATTTTAGTAACAGCTTATGATAGTAAACTTATCTTATTCCGTTCAATAGCTATTAAATTGCTGGAAAAAAATGGTATTAAAGCTGACGAAACAAGCGTATTAGTTAAAGACTTCATCTCTTGCTATTGTCGGCTTAATATTGTTGATGAACCAGCAGAACAATGGCGCAATGCTGAAATGAAACGTTTAGCTTCTTTGCAAGAGTTAATGTATTATGGAGGCATTTAATGATATTTTCACAAGTTACATTACAAGTTGAGGAGACTGTTAAGAAGAAGAATGGTGCTGAAGATAATGTTATAAAGCCTATTACTTTGCCAGCAGTTAAACAGAGAATTAGTCAGTCAAGACTTGATGAGTTTTCTATGATTGGACTTGGTAAAAATGTACGGTATGAGCTTAACGGAATCGGAGAAATGGAAGACTTGATTTTCAACTATTTCTTGGACGAAAAAGGCGAAACTTTCAAGCGGACAACATGGGAAAGAAACCCTAAAAACAACAAAATGATTTTAGAGGGATTAGTGAGCAATGGAATTTGATTCTTATATTGATTGGTACAACAATTTACTTACAATGCCTTTAAATGACGTTATTTTAGGCGTTAAGGACACGATAGAAGACAAGACGGTATATTTATCACTTAGTAACTCAAAGGTCATTAAAATGGATAATACGAGCTTTGTCATGGGTTATTATTATCAAGTTGTTTTGTCTGTTAAAGATGTTGACGATGAACTTGTCGGATTAGTCGGAAATGTTTTACAAAACGGTTGGAATATGACAAACTGGTCAGAGAATAGCCACTTGTACAATTATACTGGAACTGTTTATTTACCTTGTGGTGCAGGTGGTCAAGCATGGCAGTAAATTTACTTAATATATCAAGCATAGCTAAAGAAATGCAAAATAAAGTAACAGAACGCATGGGCGATTGGTTTGAAGCAGAGTTTAAGGCTAAAGCAAATAGCGCAAGCCGAAGAACTAGATTAATCAGAAGCCATGGTCATACCTATACTTATGCAAGATATCAAAATACTGGTCAATTGTCAGGAAACTTAAAACAAGTTAAAAAAGGCGATAAAGTAGTAGTAAACGCAGGGACTAGAGCTAATTATACTAGTGGTTATCATGGTATGTATTTCTTAGTTGAAAAAAAAGGTATGCAAGACGTTAAAACAACATTGAAAAAAGGTGCTAATTATGCCAATTCAATGAAATTATAAAAGTAGAAAGTGGCTTAATTACATTTGATTGAAATTAACGATAATGGTATTTTTTAATGAGTTTAGATAATTTTAGAAATAGAACGATTATATGGGATACAGTCAATAAAGACTTCCCTCAACCAATACAAATAATGCAAGGCGATGTCAATGCAAGAACTTTGTTAATTAAAATAGTTGATAATGGAGTTGAAATTGACTTAACTGGTCATTCGTTAAAACTTACATATCAATATACTAATAACGGTAATTCTGGTTTTGTTGTGATTCCTCCTAAGGACTTAGCTAAAGGAGAATTTGTTTTGGTAATTCCAACCGAAATGACAGAAACTGGAGTTATTGAAGCGAACTTGATTCTTCTCAATGAAGATAAAGAACAAGTTATTGTCAGCAAAAATTTAACATTCATATCAGATAATTCTACGGTTAGTGATTTAGTTCAAGAAGTAAATAATAAGATTGATGATTTTACGAAATTATTATTAGAAAAAATGCCACAAGTGTTGCGTAGTGAGTTGAATGATTTACATGCTCAAACTGAATCAAACAAGAGCAATATTGAACTTAAAGCAAATTTAGCTGATATGACGAGCTTACAAAGTGCAATGACAGACCTAAAAAATGAAGTGGAAGCATTTGGTATTAGTCCTGAAAATTTAGTTACCATAAAATCGCTATTAGATGCAATCGCAAGTAACGCTAGTCAATATCAAGTTTCTGAACTAATAAATTCAGTAAGTGTTTTAACAAGTAACATTTCTCTGACAACAAAAGCTGAGCAATCAGAGTTATTAATCACAAACAAAAATGTAACAACTGCTCAAGAAACAGCAAAACAAGCTGAAAGTGAAGCCAAAAATGCAATGGCAAAGGCTACCGAAGCACAAGCGAACAGTTTACCACTTAATGGCAATGCAGTTAGTGCAAGTAAACTGGCAACAGCTAGAAAACTTGGGGTAAATCTTCAATCTTCAGCATTTAAAAACTTTGATGGGACTGCTGATGTAACTGATATTGGAGTTACGGGGGTTCTTCCTATTGCAAATGGAGGTACTGCAACAAGTGACGGAGTTATAAATACAATAGCTTATTCCAACAGCGCAGACGGAACTGACGGTTTCACGACTGTTTACCCGAATTTGAATCTGTTAGACGGTACTAAAGATTTTAGCGGTAATTGGATAAATAGCGAAGAATGGGTAAATGACGGAACTTATAAAGGTTTGACCGTTAAAAAACGTACTGGACGGTGGCTAGGAATATATAAAACATTTACAGCTCCGAAAGACGGTAAATACACGTTTTCTGCTTATATTAAAATCTCAGCCGTCATTGATGGTGTAGCAGTAGTTTATACAAATGGCGGGGTTATGAAAGCTATAAAATGGTTTAAAGGTGATTTCGACTGGAAGAGAGATGAAATAACCGTTGATTTAAAAGCTGGGGATGTTGTTTATGCTAAGTATGAAATTGGTGAGGCTAACAGTGCTTCCGTGTTATGGACGGCTGGTCATAAGTGGGAAGAAGGCTCAACCGCTACTTCATACATGCAATCGGCTAGAGAAGTCACAACTGCTGATTATCCGAAGTATGTAGGTTTTAGTAATGTCATTAAACCTAATAAGAAAGTTTCTGATTACAAATGGTTACCAATGGGGTTAGTATCAATTGATAGTGCTACTGGCTCACTCAAGCCTGCAGTTATAGGCATAGATTGCGCTCAAGCACACCCAGTTGGTTCTGTAGTCACAAATAACTCAAATTTGTCATCAGGGTATTCTACAGGGAAATGGGAAAATATCGGTTCAGCAGTAATCGGTTCAACAATAATATATTATTGGAAACGTACTGCATAAAAATATAAAAAGGAAAATAAAAAATGAAATTAGATTATAACTCACGTGAGATTTTCTTTGGTAATGAAGCTCTAATCGTAGCTGATATGACTAAGGGAAGTAACGGAAAACCAGAGTTTACTAACCATAAAATTGTAACTGGTTTAGTATCAGTTGGCTCAATGGAAGACCAAGCGGAGACTAACAGCTATCCAGCTGATGACGTGCCAGACCATGGAGTGAAAAAAGGTGCTACCTTACTTCAAGGCGAAATGGTGTTTATTCAAACAGACCAAGCGCTTAAAGAAGACATTTTAGGTCAACAAAGAACAGAAAATGGCTTGGGTTGGTCTCCTACTGGTAATTGGAAAACGAAATGTGTTCAATACCTTATTAAAGGGCGTAAGCGTGATAAAGTTACAGGGGAATTTGTTGACGGTTATCGCGTAGTTGTTTATCCTAATTTGACACCAACAGCAGAAGCAACAAAAGAATCAGAAACAGATTCAGTTGACGGTGTAGACCCTATCCAATGGACTTTGGCAGTACAAGCGACTGATTCAGATATTTATTTGAATGGAGGTAAAAAAGTCCCTGCTATTGAGTACGAAATTTGGGGAGAACAAGCAAAAGATTTCGTCAAGAAAATGGAAAGCGGACTGTTCATTATGCAACCTGATACAGTTCTAGCTGGTGCAATTACACTTGTAGCTCCAACTATTGCAAACGTTCAAACGAAAACTAAAGGGAATAATGACGGAACGGTAGAATTACCAAGCACTTTGAAAGATTCTAAAGGTGGAACTGTAAAAGTAACATCAGTAATTAAAGACGACCACGGAAAAGTCGCAACAAACGGTCAACTTGCACCTGGTGTCTATATCGTAACATTCTCTTCTGACGGTTATGAAGATGTTACCGCAGGAGTTTCAGTAACTGACCATTCATAAGACTACAAACGCAACAATCTGAAAAACTAATTAAGTAAAGGAATATATATAAATGGCAAAACAATTGAGTACAGCACGTAAATTTAAAATGATTACAGGAAAAGACCTTTTTCAGCAACAAAAAGCAATGGATACAGAACTTAAAAAAGAAGACGGAGAAATTACTGATGTAATGGAATTCGTTCAATATGGTCTATACTTAGCTCTTTTTCAAGATAACATTGTAAAAGCTAAAAGCGACTTTTCAGACTTCCGTTCTAGCTTTGAGTTCGATACTGACGGTAAAGGGCTTAAAGAACTTGTCGAATTGTGGCAGAAAGAAATTTAATGAGCTGAAAGGACTGTAAATGATTTTAAAACATGCAATTAGATACTTAGAACTAACTGGTTCAGACTTTATTACAGATTTAAAAGACTTTGCAGACCTACAAAATTCTTTTGTCGCTGGATATATTCCTGATGACTTTACAGAGCAAATGGAAAGCTTTACAGACAAGTTATTGATACTTTGGGTAGATTGTAACGGAGGAATGCAAAACGCCTTAGATGATAAAACAGAGCTTCCTACAACTAACGAGTTAATAAATATCTTCTGTAAAACTGTTTTTATTAAAGAAAAAGAGGAAACGGAAGACGATACAGTCTTCTTTTCTTCTAGTTCATTGATTAAGAAAAAGAAAGATACTGTAAGGGAAAATAAAACTTTAGAACTTTTGACTGTTTTGGGCAATAATGAAATTGATATAACACAGTTCATGGAAATGGAACTAGAACTTGTTTATAAAATAATCGAACTTATTGCAGAGAAAAAGAAAGAGGAAAAAGAAAAAGAGAAAAGGCGTAAAAGAAAGGGTATGTAATGGCAAGTAATGCAACATTTGAGGTCGAGATATACGGTAATACCACAAAGTTCGAGAACTCACTTAGAGGTGTTAATACCGCAATGTCAGGGCTTAGAGGAGAAGCTAAAAACTTAAGAGACGCTCTAAAACTTGACCCAACAAATACCGGTAAAATGGCGCAATTGCAGAAGAACTTACAAGCGCAGTTGGGCTTATCACGTGACAAAGCAACAAAATTAAAACAAGAACTTTCTACAGTTGACAAAAGCTCGCCAGCAGGTCAAAAGAAATGGTTACAGCTTACTAGAGACCTAGGTACAGCAGAAACACAAGCTAATAGGCTAGAGGGCGAAATTAGGCAAGTCGAGGGTGCTATTAGTTCAGGCTCTTGGAACATTGAAGCTAAAATGGATACTAAGGGTGTCAATAGCGGAATTGACGGTATGAAGTCACGCTTTAGCGGTCTTAGAGAGATTGCGGTAGGTGTATTCAGGCAAATTGGCTCAAGTGCTGTTAGTGCTGTCGGTAATGGATTAAAAGGCTGGGTGTCTGACGCAATGGATACTCAAAAAGCCATGATTTCATTGCAAAATACAATGAAGTTCAAAGGCAATGGGCAAGATTTTTACTATGTAAGTAAATCTATGCAAACACTTGCTAAAGATACAAACGCAAACACCGAAGATACTTTAAAACTTTCAACAACGTTCATTGGTTTAGGAGATACTGCTAAGTCAGCTGTTGGTAAAACAGAAGCACTAGTAAAAGCTAACCAAGCATTTGGCGGTACTGGAGAACAATTAAAAGGTGTCGTTCAGGCTTACGGTCAAATGTCAGCAAGTGGTAAAGTCACAGCCGAAAACATTAATCAGTTGACAGACAATAACACGGCACTTGGTTCAGCTCTTAAATCAACTGTTATGGAAATGAACCCGGCTTTGAAACAATATGGCTCTTTCGCTAGCGCTAGCGAAGAGGGTGCTATATCTGTTGAAATGCTAGATAAGGCAATGCAAAAACTCGGTGGTGCTGGTGGTGGTGCTGTAACGACTATTGGGGATGCTTGGGATAGCTTCAATGAAACTTTATCGCTTGCTTTGTTACCTACTTTGGACGCTTTAACTCCTATTATTAGTGCTTTGATTGATAAAATGGCAGGTTGGGGCGAAAGTGCTGGTAAAACCATAACAAAGGTAATCAAATACTTTCAAGACTTATTTCAAAAAATGCAAGAAAACGGAACTACTTTAGCGTTTTTAGAGGCTTGGGATAACATAAAAAGCGCATTTGATTCCATAGTTTCTATTATAGGAAACGTCATAAATTCATTTCTTGGAATAAATACAGAAACAGCAAAAAACGCAACAAGTATAGATAACGTAGCAAAGAGCATAGCTGTATTTGCTGGTAAATTTTCAGAAGTTACGAAAAAAATAGCTGATTTTTTGAAAAAAATTAGTGAAAGTAAAAACGCAATGGATACTTTAAAAGTAGCTTTAGCTGCTTTGGCTGGCGCTTTCGTCGCTATGAAAGTCATTAATGGAATCATTAAGGCTTACGAGATATATAATAAGATTGTTAAAGTTGGTACAATTATACAAGGCGCTTTCAATGCTGTTATGGCTATCAACCCATTCGTGGCTCTTGGTATAGCTATCGCTGCCATTGTTGCTAGCTTGGTTTATTTCTTCACTCAAACTGAAACAGGGAAAAAGGCTTGGTCTGGCTTTGTAGGCTTCTTAAAAAGTGCATGGAAAAGCGTAGTTTCGTTTTTTAGCGGTATCGGTCAATGGTTTGCTGATATATGGAATGGAGCAGTTGACGGAGCAAAAGGTATATGGCAAGGTTTAGTTGATTGGTTCAGCGGAATTGTGCAAGGTATTCAAAATATTTGGAACGGAATAACAACATTCTTTACTACCTTATGGACGACTGTTGTTACTGGAATTCAAACAGCATGGGCAGGAGTTACAGGGTTCTTTGGTAGAATATTTAACGCTGTTAGTTCAGTAGTTTCAACAGTATTTAGTGCAATAGGTGGCTTTGCTGGTTCAGCTTGGAATGTATTAGTCGGAGTATGGAATGCAGTGCCTGGTTTCTTTGGTATAATATTCAACGCTGTAAAAGGAGTTGTATCATCAGTATTCAGCGCAATCGGTAGCTTTGCTTCTAGTGCTTGGGGAGTAGTTAAGTCAATATGGAATACTGTTATAAGTTTCTACGCTGGAATATTTAATGGTGTTAGAAATGTTGTAGCAAATGTCTTTAGTGCCATTGGCGGCTTTGCTTCAAACGCTTGGTCAAGAATTTCAGGTATATTTAGCGGAGTCGGTAACTTCTTTGGTGGAGTATTCAATGGTGCTAAAAATATAGTTAGCGGAGTATTCGACGCTTTTGGAAATTTTGCTTCTAATGCTTACAACTCAATAAAAAATGTATTTAATGGTATTGGCGGCTTCTTTAGTGATATATTTGGAGGAGTAAAAAATACAATAGATAACGTTCTAGGTGGTGTACAAAACACAATTAATAATATCAAAGGTTCAATTGATTGGGTTGCAAAAAAAGTTGGCGGACTGTTCAAAGGTTCTATGGTAGTAGGTTTAACAGATGTCAATTTATCTTCTAGCGGTTACGGTTTAAGCACTAACAGCGTATCAAGCGACAATAGAACGTATAATACATTCAACGTACAAGGTGGTGCTGGTCAAGATGTTTCTAACTTAGCACGCGCAATCAGACGAGAGTTTGAACTAGGGAGGGCTTAATGGTAAGACAGTACAAAATACATACCAATTTAGACGGAACAGATGATAAAGTTTGGGACGTTACAAATGGAAAAGTTAGATTTTATCAGCCCTCTAATTTAGGGCTACAATCAACTAATAATATTTGGCAAAGTAACGGTGTCGGAGTAATGGGAACACGCTCAATCACTCAACCTCAAATAGAGTTCAAACTAGAAACGTTTGGCGAAAGTTTGGAAGAAAACTATCAACTAATGAAAGACTTCATAAACGATATTCTTAACCAAAAATTCGTTACACTTGAATATCAAACAGAGATTTTTCAGGTATATGCTGACTTAGCTTTAGCAGAAGTTACTAAAACAGAGGGTTACGGCAAAAATGGAACTTTCAGCGAAAAGATAACTTTTGATATAATCACAAAGTGGTATACTTACGAAATTTTAACTTTTGACAAAATTCAAAATGGTAAAGTTCTTTCTGGTAAGTCTAAAATTTATGGTGGAACAGCACAAGGAAACTATAAGTATGTCAAAGGAACTTCTTACACTTATTATGGGGAAAGTGATATAGACCGTTTAAGCCGTTGGGATATAAAAGAGGAAATATTTAGTTTTATGGGGATATTATATCCGAAACTACCTAAAACACCTACTGGAGTTAGGTTTTTAGATGATATTGGAAATGAATATACTGCAATTGTATTTAAGACGGAACAGGTACAGAATTATATTTTAATCAATACAGATGTAAATGATGAAATTTATCAAGGCTGGAACGGTACAACTCCATTGAATCTATTCCCTGTAATGGACTTCGAGAGATACAGAACTCGTATAATTGAAAAAGGCCAAATGGAGCTAATCAACTTAAGTAAGGCAGAGTTTAAAATCAAGAGAAAGGCGGACTTCGTTTAATGTTAGAAGCTAATGTTTATGATAACTTTAATCCTAACTACTACAATATATCTGATTTTAACCTTCCTAATGGCAAAAAAGAAAAAAGAGGTCTACCAATACCCAAAGCGAGATGTCAAGTTATTAACTATGAACTATGGGAAACAGGCTACCTCTACACTTCATCAGCTACATTGACCGTTTCGGTAGAAGTTGGCGATATTGTTCAAATTCTTTTTCCTGAGGTTGTCCCAATTGAGGAAGCTATCGGTCAAAAGAAAAAACTAAACTTAGATATGGTTTATCTTGTGACAAGTGTAGATGAAAGTAATAAAGCTACATTAAAGAACTATTTTTGGGCAATGATTGAAAGCCTTGATGTTCCGAATGCAATAACTAAAACGACAAATTTTGCTATCATTGATTATTTAATTGACCCTCGTAAAAATAATTTAATGAGTTATGGCTATTTCTTTAATTCAACCATCTTTGCTGGAAAGGCGACAATCAACCGTAAAGCAGAAACTTCATCAGCTACTGACGTAGCAAAAAGGATATTTTCCAAGGTTCAATTTCAACCGACAACAACTATTCAACACGCTCCGTCTGAAACAGACCCTAGAAACTTGTTATTCATTAACTTTGCTTCAAGGAGCTGGAATAGAAAAAGAATCACGACAAGGGTAGATATTAAGCAAAGCGTGACAATGGATACGGAAACGATAGTAGAACGTTCGGCTTATAATTTTGCTGTTGTATTCGTTAAGAATAAGGCAACAGATGACTATACAGACCCTCCTAAAATGTACACAGCAAAAAATAATGGAGATATCATAGATTATAGCACTTATGGCGGAGACGGAACAGACTTGCCAGATGTAAGAACAGCTAAAACATTGTTTTATGATAGAGATGACCACGGAAACCCTCCAGACATATCTACTATTAAAGCAGAAATTTCTCCCTCTACAATCGTAACAAGATTAATCTTTAACCAAAATGAACTTTTGCCTTTATATGTTAATGACTTAGTTGATGTTTGGTATGAGGGTAAACTATATTCAGGATATATAGCAGATAGAGTCAAAACAGAGTTCAATGATAGACTTATTTTTGTAGAAAGTGGAGACAAACCGAATGTTATATGAGTATGTAGCCACTTATGGCGACAAATATAGAATAGATAGCTTTAAAGGGCATAGAGAGCTTCGTAAAGACCACTTAGAACTATTGTCAGGTAAAGTATACTATAATAGCGAAAACACGCTTAGAATTGAAACTACACTCTTGTATGAAGTTGGTCAATTTGTATCAATTGGTGGTTATCCGTATGGCGGTAGAAAATTTAGATTATTAGAGCTTTCAATTACTGATAACCCAGTTTTAGATAAAGCGAAGATAATTTCAAGAAAGGTAAAAAAATGACAATTAAAAACTTTACATTTTTCAGTCCAAATGGCACAGAGTTTCCAGTAGGTTCTAATAACGATGGCAAGCTATACATGATGTTATCAGGAATGGACTACACAACGTTCAGACGTACTGACTGGAGATCTCCTGTTAATATAGCCTTAAACGTTCAATATGTTAATACTTCTTTCATTGTGGCTGGTCGTTACTTTGAATTGATTAATGAGACCGTGGCTCTTAAGGCTGACTCATTAAACTATATTCACATTAATATTGATTTGACGAAAACGGCAGAACCAGTTAGCTTATCTTGCGAAACAGCAGATAACAGTAATACAATTGACTTGAACAATGATTCTGGGGTTTATAAACGTGTCGTAGACATCATTACAACTAATGGTCTAGGAGTGACGAACCGTGTAACACCTACTCAAAAAACAACTGTAGGAGATTTAACTTCTAGCAAAATTATAACAAGAGATTTAGAATTTACTGGAAACTTAAAAACTCCAGCAAAAAGAATTCTTGCTTCAGGTGCTTCGCTGTTAGTTGGTGGAGACGTTGTCAATGTTTCTAAAAATATATCAGACTGTGCTAATGGTTGGATTCTTCACTTCACAGAGTTTAAATCAGGTATGAATGGAAATACAAGAAACTCACTTAATCAGTGGTTCTTTATTCCTAAAGAATCAGTACAGTTAGCTGATGTAGGACATTCTTTCGCTCTTGCTAATTCTAGAGGTGGTGTTGTAACTAAATTTGCATATTTGCAAGGTAATAAAATCACAGGTCATGAGGTAAACAATAACACATCTTCAAAACAATTCGCACTACAGCACGTATTGGAATATTGATAAATATAATTTAGAAAGCAAAATAAAATGGTAACGAAAATGATTTTAATAACTATCTTAATTTTAGCGATTCTTTTCGCAACATGGGTTAAAGATAGAGAAGAAATGAACCCGCCTTTCAAGCGTAGACTTTTAATTGATTTGACGGTTGTATTCGCGCTATGGGTTTTGTATGCAGTATTTTACTTTACACAAACACCATCAACTTCTGATATCGCCAAAACTGTGATTAATGTAGGTTTATTGTACTTTGTAGGTCAATTTATTTATTTAATCGCAAAAATTAGTCCTATGTTTGACGGTTTAGTTAAACTTATTAAAAAGAATGGTGTAAATATTCCTGAAGCGGAAGCAGAACAAACGGAGGATAAAAAAGAATGAATATAACTAATGCTGGTGTACGTGGGCATAATCCTACTGGGGTTGTAATTCACAATGACGCTGGTTCAAATGGTGCTAACGCTGGCTTCTACAACAACTGGTTACCTAATCATAACCCTGAAAATGGCTTTGCTCATGTATATATTGCTTCTGACGGACGATTGCAGGCTTCTGACTTCTCTAATATGGCATGGCATTGCGCTAACTCATACGGTAATGCAAATTATGCCAGTTGGGAAGTATGCCAGTCAGAGGGCGATTTAAACCAGTTCTTGAGAAATGAGCAAGCGGTACTAGATGACGTTGCTAAGTACATGAAACAATGGGGCTTAACTCCTAATCATGATACTGTGAAGCTACATCAAGAGTTATCATCTACTTCATGCCCTAGACGTTCCGTAGAGGCACATGGTGGCACGGTAGAAAGTTGTCGCTCATACTTTATCGCAGAACTAAACAAGCGCCTTACAGGACAAACTGGAGGCAATAACAATACAAAAGAAAGTGAAGAAATCGAAATGTTCCTAATTAATTGTAAAGACACTAAAAATTGGTATGTATGTAACGGAGTTTCAGCGCGACATATTAAAACGACTCGTATGCTTGGCGGTTTCCAAGGTAAATTTGGAGTAATCAAGTTACCAGAAACAGTTATGTATCAAGCAGAATTTGAAGCAGAGTATGGAAAAGTAAATTAATAAAAAAGACAGCTTTATAGCTGTTTTTATATTTCTTTATATTTAATTTTCTTCACTTCTTTTTCGTTGTAAGATTCTTTTATATCTTCTTTTTATGCTTCATTCGCTTACCTGATTAATAGCTTCAATAATATTATTGCCAGCATTTATTAGAATTTCATCACTTACAGTTACATCCTTTCTTGAAAATAATTCGCTCTCAATCTTCATAAAGTGCATTGCTTTAGCTAAAAATTGAGCAGATGATTCATAATATAATGTTTCTAGTTCATAATCTGAAAGCTGTGTTAAATCATCGTTAGCAAAAGTTGTTAGTTTTCGCTTAATCTCTTTGCCATTGTCGTCTTCCTCTACATAGTAACGTTTCATTTATTCATTCCTCTAATTTCAAGTTTTTCAATAATATACCGTTTAGAACCAAGCTCAAAGCTGACTAGATAATTATTAAAAGGGTCTTTCTTGTTCAAGTCATTCGCAATCTTTCTAGCTGTTGACCGTGGATATTTTGAACTATTAATCTGACTTGTATACTTGTGTAAGATTATCTCATTGCCTCCCTTTGCATTTTACGTTTCAATCGTTGCTTGTACAGATATTCTTTGCTTGGCTTTAAGCTATATAACAACTCATCTAGTAAGTCCATAGCCTCTCCACCTGTTACTGCATTATTCATCTTTTTAAGTATAAGCTCGTGCATTTCATCATCATTGAAAAACATAGTAAGATAAGGGAATGCTACGGTATTCGGTAAACTTAAACGTGATTTAGTTGTATGTAGTTTATGAAATTTGCCTGTTTCAGATTTAATTTTTAACTCAAGTTGGTTCATTCCGACACCTTGCTCTTTTAGTACGCTAGTAATTCTTTCATATAATTCTTCGTTTGTCATTTTATTTATCTACTTTCTTAACCATTAGTTGCTCATACATTGAACTTGTTCCGTCCATTACAATTGTTTGAATATCTCCCATACGTTCAAAACCTTTATTTTCTAAAGCACTAATTTGTTTACCTAAACCTTTCAAAGTAAAAGCTATAGCTCTCTTATATTTATCTTTAGGCTTCTTGTTAAATAATTTAATCATTTTAATTCTCCTTAATTTTATATATATACTATTATATTAAACTTCTTTTAAATTATCAAGCGATAATTTTAGTAATTTCAGTTATTTTTTTAACTAAACAATTAGAAGCTATATCAGATTTTTCTACAAAATACTTAAAATCAAACGCTTCTCTCTTTGTATAATATATTTTATTTTTAACGTTGTAAAAACCTGTTATATCTTTTTCTAACCATTCTACTTTATAATATGTAAATTCATTATTCATTATCCAATTACTCCTGTCTTAATATTTAGTCTTTGCTGACTTGATAAGTGATATAAATTGCACCACTTACAGTGATAAGCTCTAACTGGTATCTTATCAGCTTTGTTTTTCTTGCTCTTTTTATTATGCTGTGCATTTGCTATTGAATATAAAGCACCCATTTTTGTGTATTTGCGTTTCTTACACATAATCTAACCACTCCTTAATCGTAAATAATTCAAAGCCATTTAGCTTACTTTGTTTTTCAATTTCCACTTGATTTCTATCTAGGTCTATCAGCAGTTCAATTACAGGTCTACCGATATCAAGCCACCTGATGACTGTATTAGCTTTAAGTCCGAAATACTTAGCACATTGAGCCTTACAACTAAAGTGTAGTTCTTCTTCCGTCATAGGGTTATAAGCTACTACCTTTATAGCTTTTTGCGTTGTCACTGTTTAACCTCCTTAATTTCTATAAGACTATGATATCAAAAAAAGTTCACACTGTCAAGCATGAACTTTATTTTCAATTATTTTTCGCCTTTCCATTGTTTGAAATCATCAGCTATATCTTGTGCAAAGCCCATAATATCTTCAGTAGTGTAGTATGTTAGTTTATGCTCGTTACTTAAGTTAGCGAGTTCTTTTGCATAGTCTAAAGCCTTGTTACGGTCTTTGTCGTAGCTTTCTCCCTCTTTCTTGCCAGCTCTTACTAGATACTTTAATACCTGCATTGTATACCAGCCTGAAAGCTCTTCATAGTTAAAATGATGTTTAAAGTATTCGTTAAGTTCCATACCGTATTCATTGGCATAGTGCTTATTTGTACCATAATTCATTAGATGTTACCCCCAATCCATGTAATAAGCAACGTTGCAATTATACCTATCCAAGTGATAGCGGTAAGTGTAAAGCCTATACCTACAGCTATCATTAAAGTTTTTACTGTATCTTTCATTCGCAATATCCTCCTAAGTATTTAGGTTCTTCAACTTCATCAATATTCACAATAGAAATGTCACATTGCATTACATCAGCTTGTTTTTCAGCTTACTCTTTAGTTGAGAATACTCCTAAAAGGCTTATTTCTGAACCCCAACTTCCACGATAGGTATCTGCGGTTAAAACATATACTTTCATTTTGTTCTCCTTAGTTCGCCTGTCTATATTTTTCCATTACTTTAGGGTATTTACTAACAAATTGCAATTGTTCTTGATGTAAACGACTTGACCAGTGGAATAGTCTATCAATTTCAGCTAAAGCGCTCAACTTTTTGTACATCTCTTTAATGTAAAACTCTGCATTTCCTACTGATTTCCAATATGCTAATGTTCTAACTGTATTCCCATTTTCAGCAAGTTTACTTGCGTTGATATCAGCCTTTTCTTTTTTCTTCATTAGGCTATCAATTTCTTTAAATATAATCTTTAACAATTTCACTTGATAGTTTTGTACTATTTCTTCGGTTGTCATCTCTGCACCTCTTTCATAATTACTTTTCCTTTGTCAAACATTAACTGTTCCTTGTCTTTCTATTTTGGTAAAATTTATTCCATTTTTCTATAAGTTCCAGTAATTCAGGTTCATTATATTCGGTAAATAGCTCAACCTGTGATGTATACCAGCAATGTAAACAGCGTCCGCAACTATAACAGATATTTGTGTATCCTCTACAACCTTTACAAACTCCTAATCCATTACTCGTTGGTATATCGAAGCAGTGGCAATATCTTTTATCGTTAAAGTATCTTATTTTCGTCATTCCATTAATAAACTTTCTATATATTTGTCATAGCATTCTAGCGAACAAAATGGATAAGCAAATGAGCAAAACTCACAATTATTATCTTCAAACTCTTCTCCACAAGTGTAGCAATCTGATTTATTCATCTATTTACTCCTTTATTCTATATACTATTATAGACTATTTATTTCTACTTGTCAAATGATAAGTACCATAGACCACTAATAAAATAATTGTTATTATAAACAGCGGTGGAATAAATACAGTTACCGCAAACCAAACGATAGATACTAAAATATAAATCATGATTTTTAGTATTAATTTACCAGCAGGAGTTTCTTGAAAAGTTATATTCTCATCTAATTCAGGAAAAGTTAATGATGAATCATCTTCTTTTAAATTACCGTAATGATTACCGCAATAATCACATTTACCATTAGTGAAACTTGAAGCCCCACAGGTTTCGCATTGTATTGATTCCATTATTTTATCTCTTTCATTTGTTGAAATTATAATATCAAAAAAACTCTAAGCTGTAAAGCCTAAAGTCTTATATGATATTATTGTTCTTTCAATTTATTCTTGAACCAAATAATGCGTTCTTTGAACCAAGCGTCAACTCCTTCAGGACGTAGCCATTTACCTTGCTTCACACCGTTTTTTTCCATGAACTCAATCACTTTAGTTGGAGTTTCTGTGTCGTCCCATATATTATGTTTTGCTGAATTGAATTTACTAAACATTTCAAGTGTTTCGATGTAGCTATCTTTCAGAAGTTCCGTATCAAGCAGTTTTTGGGCTTTCTCTGCACGTTTAGCAAGTCGTTCGTTAGCTTGTTCCAGTTGTTCCTTTTGTCGCTGTAAGCTCAAATTATGGTTAATATAAGCAATTTGCTGTGCATGTCGTCCAAGTTTGCCTTGTGTATTAAGCTCGATCAGTTTAGCCATTCCCTCGCCAAGAATTTCATCAGCCACAAAGTTATGTTTATATTTTTTATTTGTGTTGCGTACATAGTTGTCAAGCGTTTGTTTAATTTTAAGTTTTTTGTGTAGCTCTCTTAATGTTGTCAATTTAATACTCCCTCATATATTTTACCAAACTTCAAAGCATTAATTTTAACTAACTGCTTCAAGTCTGATATGAATTTCTGTTCTTCGTCAAAGTCAAATGGCATTGATACGTTTTCCTTGATCCAAGCGAAAGCTCCGTCAAAGTCTTGTCTTAGTAAGCTCATTTTATCCACGATGTCGATAATTTGCTCTCTCTCTTCTGCTGTATACATGTAACCAACTTTCCACTAGAAAGGTAAATCTTCCGAATTAACTTCAATAGGTTCAGAACCACCAAATAAGTCTTGTTTAGCTTGTGATTGACTACTATTATCATTAGGGATAAATACTTTTTCAACCGTAGGGAAAACAAAGTTATAATTTACATATTCGCCTGATTCCTTAGCTTGTACACGACCGCTGACCGTTACGGTGTCGCCTAATTCAATGAAGTCAGGCAAGAAAGCCGAACCATATGCAACTTTTACATTAGAACCTTTTTCTTTTTCAAACAATGGGACTGAAATAATTTTCTTTTCGCCTTTTGCTGTGTTTACTGTACGTGTATTCTTTTCGTTCGCTTGTGCTGTTACTGTGATAATTGCCATTTTTTATTTTCCCTCTGTTGCTTTCCAAGTTGTCATAATATCAAAGATTTCTTTTTTAGTCTTTGTTTTGAGTAGTTCCATGTTAGGATATCCAAGTTCTTCAGCTCGATTTAGCGCTGGTTGAATCTCTCTAAGTCGTTGTTTTTCTGCTTCAAGTTCTTTCTGCTCTTCTGTCAAGTCGGGCAAATCTTCATTTGCGTAGATGTATAGCCCTAAACCATGACGAGCGATTGCCTTAACTAGTCCGCGTTGAATGGCTTTATTTACGTCCATAGAAGTCAGTTTTTCAACTGGGATAGATTGGTTACGAAAGTCCATTACAGGCAAATACTCGATGTGTTCTAAGCCCTCAATAGTCATACCAACTTTAACCCAAGCTGTCCTACCGTCTGTGTGATAATTTAACCCTTGTTCATTTTCATAAACTTTACTGTTAGCTTCAGGATATACTTTTTTAACTTCAGACCATGCAAATGCCCAACTAAGATAATCAAGGTTATTCTTTTTACTTTTCTTGTCATTTACATTAATAACGCTTAGTTCTTCAAATACGCTCATTTATAGACAACCTCTTCTTTCCAACCTTGTCTTTTAAGTTCTTCTACTTTTTCACGTCCATATTCAGAGAAGTCAAAATATGATACACATTCTTTTGATAAAGTATTAAACAAATGTCCGAAGTAAAGTTTACCTTTCTTACTTGTATCATCTGCTTCATTAAATTCTAAGTACATTACCGACCATTTTCCCTTTGGTTTGAGGTCTGAATAGCCTGTATCTGAAAGCTCATAAAAGTTATCTTTTTCTTCTTTAAGTTTTTCAGTAACTTTTTTAACGATATCTTCTAGCTGTTCTTCATCAAATTTAATATTAATTGTTTCCATTTACTCCTCTTTCTATAATGAATACGTCGCCTTGTCTTGTAATTTCGATATTATATTTAAGCATTTGTAAAATATAACCTTTACCCCAATAGCTCCATAATTCGCTTATCAAGCCATATAAGCACTCGTCAGGTTCTACCCTATACTTTGTTTCGTTCATTTCCTCAAGCTCTTTAGATAGCTTTCTGACACCTCTAGCGTAATGTTTACTAGCTTTTTCTTCTGCCCTTAAACTTTTGTAATTGCTTTTCATATATGAACTTTCTGATGTCTTCTTTCTGCTGTTTTTCCTCTTTATCAGACCAGCCAACCTTTTGGCCTTTTCGCTTGCCACTTTGATAAACTCGTCTGTTATCATCAGGAAAGCCATTTTTCTCGAAGTACATTCTAGCATATTCAAAATAATTTAAGCTGTTGATATACTGCTGACTATCCTTTTTGTGATAATTAAGAGTTATCAATCGCCTTTCAGCTAGTGATTCAAAAGATGTTATCATACTTCTTCTATAACGAAACCTAAAGTTAGCAAGGCTTTATATTCTTCACTATCTTTTTTAACTTCAAGTGCAAATTTTTTATTTCCCTTTAGTTCACTTGCTTTACCTGCATAATATAATGGAGTGCTTCCGCTTCTATCAGAAAAATTATAAAACTTAAATTTAGGCTCAAAAATCACTTCATAACCGTTAATGACAGCTTCAACCATTTTCGTGATGTGACAAAGCGCTCGTTTTTGGTTCATTTCATCTTCAAGGTTTCCAAAAGTTTCAAGAAAATTAGCTTGTTCTTGCGTTAATTTAACTACCATTTGTTAGTTCTCCTTTATTTCTATATATACTATTATACCAAAATTAATTATCGTTGTCAAATATTAGATGATATTTTTTTATTTATTTCTACTTTTAATTGCAATGCCCTAATTAATGCACGTTTAGAATAATCATTTTCACAAGCTGTATGCAGTTTTTTTGACTGTCTGACTAGAAATTCAGCACGGCCAAGCCATACTTTGAAAAGTTCGTCATTATGCCATTCTGCTTTTACCATTTCATCTAATGCACGATATAACCAACCGTACACTTCTGCATGTAAATTAATAGCTTTATTTTCGTAATTAATCATTTTCTGTTACCTTTCCTTGCTCTTTAGCTAAGTCTAAGAAAGCCTGTGACGATTCTTTCGTCGTTTCTAATGGAGTTTCAGCCTTTACTTTTTCTATTAGTTCGCTATCAGGTTCTTTCTTATCTTGTTCGATTGATGTAAAAGCCGAGCCAACATATCCCCAAAGAATCTCATTATTAAATGCAAAGTTTCTAGCAAATACTTTCATGATAGAATATCTGTTTTTAGTCTTACTATTAATTTTAGGCGACATAGTAAAGGCAATCTCATACCATGCTGGAATAGTCGTAGCTCCTAATATATGGCTCGGAATGATACGGAAGTCACGTTCTGTCAAAGATTGTTCGCCAGCTTGTTTTCTAGCATGTGCCACAACCATAAACGTTACATACTTGTCGTGCTTCACATCTAAAGTATTTCTAAGGCTAGTGATTCCTCTTAGGACTTCTGCCATTGGTTGGTTTGCATTGATTATCTCATTGTCTTCTAATAAGTCTTTAAGAGGGTCTAAGATAACAAGTCCAATGTCTTTTTCTAGTATGAAGTTATATAGCTCTCTAAGCCCTACATTGTGCTTTTTCCCTTGGCTGTCATATTTCCATGTATCAAGTTTGAAAGCTCCACCATGTAAGAAATATAAGTTATCAGGACTATCTCTTCTTGAACCTTTCAAGCGTTGATGTTCTGTCAGTCTGCTATTTTCGTTCTGAATAAATAGCACGTTAGTTTTAGTCGTTTCTCTTCCAGCAAATGGTTCTCCAAGTGCCATGGCTTGTGCTAAGTCTTGCGCTAGTGATGACTTCATACTCTTCTCGCTACCTGTTATAAGACCGAGTGAACCTTTAGGCAATATATCTTGTACATTCCAAAGCAAACCGCCTGAAAAGTCTTCTGATTCTTTAAGTTCTTTAGCTGTGCTTACTTTATCAAATAGGCTAGTCATTTATTTCTCCTTTAGTATATAATAACAAAAAAGACTTGAAAAGTCAAGCCTTAAACCTATTAAGTTCATAAATGTGTAGCCATAAACAAAGACACCATAATAAAGCAACAAATAAATCAATGGTTTCTCCAGTAAAGCCTGAATATCCAAATAAAGCTATTAGAATAACATCAAAAACAATCTGCGTTATAGTTATTTTTTTCATATTTCTCCTTTTCTTATAACATATTATCAAATTATTTTATATTTGTCAAGACTTAATTCCATTTCTTTCTTTTATGAATTTGTTTATACTATCTTGATTTAATCGTTTAGCTATTTTTCTTAGTTCCTCATTAGTTTTAGCTATTTCGCTTTTATTTTTCTTTCTTTCATCACTAGCTTTTTGTTTGCATTTACAGCACTTTAAATAACTTACACCACTTGCTTTTCTTATTTACTGACACTTAGTACATTTAGATTTCATCTTTTGTTTCTCCTTTATTATATTTATATCTTATCATTTCTTTTTGTATTTGTCAAACATTAAGTTTTTCCCCCCGTCAAGTAATTACTAGAGATTCTTGCTTGAAAGTTAATTTGTTATTTGTCGTAAGCTCTAATTTAGTGTAATTACTCCGCTCATTTAGTTTTACGTGCTGTGAATTGGCATAAACTAATCAGCACAACCTGTCAGTAAATACTGCAATTTCAGTAAGTAAGTTAAACAACGGCTTTCAAATAGTATGAAACTAAGACACCTTAAACTTAAATACTTATCTCTTATAGAGTTACATGGGGTTTATGTAATCAGGTATTCTCGACTTCATAGCTTACTCAGCTCGTTTTGATGTTTATCACATCGCTATACTTTCGTACCTCAACCGCCTATGGGTTATATATTCAATTACATATATAATAATAACATAGACATTTTCACTTGTCAACTATTATATATTTATATTTTAACATATTGCATTTTACACTTTGAGTTATTATGTGTTATGTAAATTATTCTAAGCCCTCTAATTCTCCTAGCTTTTTATCCAGTTCATATTGGATCACTGCCATTTGTTTGATTGCTGATTCTAATACTTCTACTTTTTTAATCAAAAATTCTTTATCTTCCATTTGTTCTCCTTTCTTGATGATAAATTAATTATATACTTTTATTTTAGACTTGTCAAGAATAATAATATTGTTCGGAAATAACTATTGTTTTTATGCTTGTACATATTTATTGACATTTATTGTTCGATTTTAGCTATTATTTAATGTGCAAAAAAAACGTAGTAGAATATATTAATCTTTAATTTTGGACACTAATAATTATTTTTCCGTACATTTTATTTTTCTTGTGTATTTAACATCTTTAACTAATAATTCTTTTTTTACGAGTTGGAAAGCTCTAAGTTATAAACCACCCAATCAATCAAACAAGAAAGACATTGCGCTTACTGATACCATACTTTACAAACAGGACACACAATGCACTTACTTTCTGCCACTTCTAGTTAAATTGCGGTCAAGCGTAAAACAAAATCCCTAAGGGGCTGATTTATTTTTTTATTATCTCATATATGATTTAACAACAAATAATATTAAACAGTACAGCAAGCTAGTAAAAAACAAACTCAATGCAATTATACTAAAAAGTGGATAGAATGAACCTAAAATGCATAAACCTGCTAATAAAGCTACAATTGCAAAAATCCCTAACAAAATTAATAAAGCGTAAATATATGTTTTCATTTATTTTCTCCTAAGTCAAAATGTATCGGTGGTTGGCTATTCCATAGTTCTAATGTTTCCTTATCTACTGCTGGCTGATTCATATATTCCCTGTTCATTCTAGCTCTTGTATTATCTACTTTAATTTTAATACGCTTTTTGTATTCTTGCTGTCGTAAGTACATCAGATATTTATCTCTAGCCAATTTTTCTCCTTTTTATTTGTTTATCCTTAATAAATTGTATATTGTATTTTTCAGTATAACAAGCTACGTGATAAGTTTGTTTTGTATCTTTTTCATTAACTATAAAAAATGAGCTAGAATCAATTTTATAACAACATATTTTGCAATATTTATCTTTCATATATATAACTTACCTCCTATAAATATTATAACATAAAATGCCTATAAAATCAAGCATAGTTTACATAAGAGAGGATAACACTACTCCAAAAAGTGCGTATGCTATAATAAGATATCAAGTTGAGAGAGGAAAGCAAATGACAGAAGCACAGCTATTATTTAAGCAAGAAACAATGTCAATTGTTGAATTTAACGAGTTCTTACTTAATGCTGTTGAATGTGGTTTGATTAATCTTGATACAGCTTTAATTTTTAAGGGAGAATAAAGAAATGAATAAAGAGCATATTTTAGCACAAAAAGAAGTATTGACTCCGTTTGAATATGAACACTATGTTAAGCACTTATTTGATATTGGAGAACTAAGCAAAGAACTTTATATTGAATTGAGTTCTGATTTATGAGCAAAGCCTTAGCGATTGACTTTAGTACTTCTAATACTGGTTATGCGTTTCGCAATCCGTTGACAAATGAGTATGTAGTCGGTTCAATTTCAGGTGGTAAAAGTAAAGACCCTTTGGAACGTGCCAAGATTATAGCTGACGGCATAACAGAAATCATTGAGCATTATAACTTATTTGACTACTTTATTTATATTGAAGAACCTATTATCACGTTCAAGTCTAAGGGAAACATCTCATTGATTAGAGCTAACGGTTCATTCTTGGGTGTCATGCGTAACCGTCATAACATTGGCTATGTTGATGTACCAAACAGTAAATGGTGTGGGTATCATCTAATTAAAGGTAAGAGTGCATTGCGAAAAGTACAAAGCATTGAGATACTCAAGAGCTATAACATAGTACCTGATAATGATATCAATGATGACATGGCAGACGCGTTTTGTATCTTACTCTATGTAGAAAGTCAGGAGAATAAATGATTGTAATTAATATTGCCTTGATTATTCTAGGCATTTTATATGGTGTAGGTTCGGTTACCAACTTTAAAGAGTGGTATTATCGCCATGACTATCTAGCTATTATGCTAAGTGTATTTACGTCTATCTTATTGGTAGTAGCTGGAATATTAAATACGTTAAATTGAAAAGGAACTTTGAGTAGTTCGCCTATATGGAAATGGGTTGTTAGTATATACCGAAATAAAAAACTATCCGTTACCCTTGACGATATAAGGAGCTTAAAGTAGGTGTACTGATTGACGGTGCTTAAATGTTATAGAGTTAACAGCCAAGCAGAGGGTGCATAGCATAGAAGGTAATATAGGGAGCTATAAGTTAAATGATACAGCCAAACAGAAACCGAAACTAACAGCCCTTTGCATATTGCGAACATAGTATAATGGTAATGCTACAGATTCCAAACCTGTAAACGTGGGTTCGATTCCTACTGTTCGTGTTATTAGTACCTTATCCGCTTAAGCATAAATACAGCGCATTAGATAAGGGCATTGTTATAGGATATAACCAAATTGGTATATGGTGTAGAATAGCAATCTGTACTGGTTCGATTCCAGTTGTCCTAGTTCTCCTTTATTTATTATAACTACTTATGTTAGTTACCAAAAGACCTAAGGTATTAAATAGTCACAGGTATAATTAAGTGACAGCTGGCAAGAGTAATATGGTGTACTGACGTGGTGTAGGGTTCGATTCCCTACTGCTCTATACTAAGATAGTATCTAATACGATACCAGCTACTGATAGTTAGGAATAACAATATGAGGTAGTCATAGTTAGCGATATAGTCTAATGGTAAACGTGGGTTCGATTCCTACTACTGCTATAAGATAATGGAGAAGCAAATGATTATATTATTATTGTTTATTGTTATGTTGTTCATTAGTCCAAGTATAGCATTGTTGTTATTGCTATTGGTTATTAACCCAGTGTTCGCGTTGCTATGGCTATTAGTATGGCTTGCTATTAAGTTATAAGGAGATGTATATATGGATATAGAATATAAGAAGTATAGAGATACTCATCTAGTTTATAACGACGGAAGAGTTTATTCACTTAAGAGTAAAAGGTTTTTAAAGTTTGATTATTCTAATTCAGATTATGCACGAGTAACATTGAATGGCAAGCATATAAGAGTACACCGTTTAGTTATGGAGTTATTCAAAGGGCAAAGCGATTTGACTGTTGACCATATAGACGGCAACAAAAGGAACAACAGACTTGACAACTTGGAGTACGTAACTAACGAAGAGAACACGAGGAGATACTATGATAAACTAAAGGCACGACCTTATATGAATCATAGTTTAAAGTCTTTAATTAAAAAGAAAACAAAAATAGAAATAGAATTAAAGAAGATAGAAGAAGAAATAAAAAGAAAATAAAAAATTTTTTCTATAGGTACCGCCCCCTTAAGTGGAGTTTAAAGGGAAATTTTCAGCACAAAGGACT